GTTCTTAGTTTCTTCTAAGTCTCATTTCTTAGAAGCTGAAATCTTATCTAAGTTCTCAAATACATCATCAGTAAGTTCAGTAGCTCCTACTTCTAATTCAAATCAGTGGTATCTAAATCAATCTTGTACTGTTCAGTAAGGATCAGGAATCCAAGAAAGAGGGTCAATAACTCTCCAAACAGGAACTCTTCTATTAACGTCCCAGTGATCTAATACTCTAATACCTACTCAGTAGAATAATCTATCCCACTCTTTTTGGTAGTTTAGTTTATCTAGTTCCATTTCACCTTGGTCAAACTCTGCAAGGTTATTAATGTTATCAGCTAATTCATCATCTTGCATTTGTCTTCAAGAGAACTTAACTGTCATCTCATCACTGTAAGAAACTCAAAGCAAAGTTTGCATTACTGTGTAAATCAGTCTTGCATAAATCTTCTTATCGTCTCAAGAGATGTTATTGTATAGCTCTAATCTCTTTCTAAATTTGTCTCTCTTTGTATTTACAAAGTTGTATCATTCTTCTTTCTCTAGTCTTACTTGTTGTAATAGTTGGTCTTCTGAGATTGGTAGGTCTTTGATTGCCATAATAACGTTATTTGATTTGTCAAGCTTAGTTTAATAGACAAGATATAAAAAAGCAAACTACACAAAGTCTGAGAAGTCTATAGTCACTACTTCTTCTGAATCTTCACTAATACTAGATTTGTTTATTTCAAAATAACATCTCATCATTAGCGTGTCAGAATAATCAGGACTTCTTCATAACTTTTCTTTTATTTGATCCTTGCTTATTATCTTCTTTTTGGAGTCTTTATTAATATCAGCCTCTACTATTACATCAAGCTCTTCAGTAAGAAGGCTAAAGTCTTGATCTAATACTCTAAGCTTATTTAAATTAACAAGTTTAGATAATTCATAATAACATTGAGTTTTAAGATTAGAATAGTTCACCTTTTGTGTGCTATCATATTTGGAAGTAAAGGGTTGTATTGCACTAGAGTTATTTATGAATCATTTACATCTAAGATTATCTACAATTCACCCTCAAACTCAATCTTCATCAACAATTGTATTACTCATTCACACATTGTACTTATGTGCAAACTCTCTTATTTTGTTCTCAATGTCTACATTAAGACACTTTTCAAATACTGCTCTATCTACTTCTTCATATCAATCCCAAACACTTATAATAGCCTTATCTTTTCACTTTCTAGCTACATCACAAGAAATATACTTAGTTCAGTTATATTTAGGATTTGTTAATAGATCTAATATTTTATCATATTCAAATAATCTTCAAGGAGTGTCATCATAATCAAAGTTTCAAAAGTAATATCTCTGTCTTAATACTTCATTCTCTTCATTTTTAAGTTCATCTAAGTATTCTTCTGTTAAATAAGGGTTATCAGTTGGCAGAGCTGGTATAAATAAAGTGTCTTTAGTTTCTACTTTATTCTTGAATGGTAAATAGAAGGTTCTATATACCCATCATTTATCTGGATTAAATGTACATAAAACTTTACGTGGTATTTTGTACTCAGAATTTAAATGCCTTCAAACTCTTTTCTTTAATACTGCTACTCACATTTCTGGACACTCATTTGCTTCATCAATATAAGCTCAAGTAAGCTCAAGTCATCAAATCTTAGTAAAATGCACATCGGTTGGCTTATCCTGAAGTCATCTAAAAATAATCTCACTTCAATTACTAAAAACTATCTCCTTTCATCAGTTTCTTATCACATAATCAAATTCGTGGCATCTTTTATGTAACACATCTATACTAGGAGCTTCAGTTAATCAAAGCATAATTAAAGCTTTAGTAAACGAGTGAAAGGTTGTATCAAGAGCATCTGTAATGTATCTACGAAACACTCAGTATTTAACTCAAGGATATTTCTTACACATCATTGAAATCCATAAAGCTGCTAATATTGTCTTTCATCATCAAGCTGCTCAACCATATCATAAAAAAGACATTCAATTATCATTTAGTAATAATTGCAATGCCTCAAATTGTTTCTTACTAGGTTTAACTTCTATAATTCTTTTATTGTCCATTTGGATTTATAATTTGGAATACAACATCTTGCTGCTTTAGTCATCAATCTTTATCTGTAATGTCTCATCAAAAAGTTGCAACTCTCTTTGTACTCTTATCAGCTATTTCACTTACAATCTTAATATCATTTAACTTAAGCTCATTGAAGTCAAGATGCTTAAACTTGCTTAAACTAAGCTCATTTGCAATATGTATAATCTCTTTATCCATACTTACAATATCAGCTACTATTTGGCTTTTCTCTGCTATTTCTGGAGCATCGTTCTGTTTGATAAGTCTTACTGTACTGTTATGTACTCAAGTAGTTCTTTCAACATCTCTTAGACTAGCATCTGGATTAGTAACTAACTCTTTAATTACTTTAGCTTTATCTGCCGAACTTGTTGCTTTTCATTTAGCCATATAAATGTTTAACCGAATAATACTGCATATACTACATAAAACCAACTAAGTATTCAATGAACAATTGCCCACAAAATAGAATGATTAGCCGTATAACTAATAACTATTGCCAATACTGATCATAAGTAATACATTACTCTTTAATATTGTTTACTAAGTTTAATAGTGAACCTGCTAGTTTGTTACCCATAAGGATTCAATCAAATTGGTTCATATTGTTACTAGAAGATACTCAGTTTTGGAAGTATCATTTATCATCTACAGTAATGAATCACATTGCAATCTTCTTACCTGTTTCTTTCTCATACTTATCACAGTACTTTTGAGTTTGTTTTAATATCTTTTCAGCTGCTTCATCTCTTTCTTTTGCTTCCTTAAGAAGTTTAAGATGTTTCTCTTTAGCTTCATCAGCGTCTTTCTTGTTCTTAGCTTTTGCAGTCTCGAAGTCTTTTACTTGTTCATCAGCATCGTTTCAGATATTGATTTCCGTTTTTTGTTCATTGTAAACTTTAGTCATTGTTTTAATGTTAATTAGTTATTTATTTCTTCTTCGTATAGTGCCATTCTTTCATCGTAACATCAGTCACACATACATCAGTTGTTGAATCAGATACATTCTTCTTCTGTAGATTTATGTTTTTCATAGTATTCATCAAGATCTTTATTTAATAAATAGTTCTCTCTCTCTTCATCTGAATCAAATACAATCCATCATTGTTTATTATTACAATCTACATCTTCTAATTCATTATAAAGATATTGTAGGTCTGATTGTTCATCTAACTCACATTCTAGATCATAAACTTCTTCTTCAAGTAGTTCAACTCTTTCTTCTAGAAATTCTATGTATAGTTCTTTGTTCATAGTATATTTAGTTAGTTAATTTGATTTCTGCCCCTTCCCACTCAGCAGTTTCTCACTTAGCCTTTCTTTCATTAGCTAGCATTTGAGCATTGCAAAACTCTTTTTCGTTCTCATTTAGCTTTCTAGTTAGTGTGCTTAATTGACACATTAGTTCTCATCTAGTGTCTGCTCTACAAGACATTTCAACTAGTAAGTCTTTTAGCGTTTCTCTATTGTAAGTATTTGTTTCTATATTGTATGACATATTGTTTAAGTTAGTTAATTAAGCCCAAATTAAATCTCCTCCTCAAGTAAAGTTCCATTGATATCAAGTGATTACAATAGTAATATCTGAAAACCAGTCCATTATATTATTTCCTCAAGTTATAAAACTGTTTCATATTGTATCTTTCATATTATTAAGTTAGTTGGTATTTATATTGTATAGTTTTCCTACAGTAAGTCAAGATGTTTCTGTCAATGATTAAGCCTATCTGCAACAGTTCATCTGCCTATTCATTCAAACCCTTCTACGTCTTTCCATTGTTCCATATAAAATAAAAACTCTAGTCTACAGGCTGATTTGCGTAAGAACCTGTAGGCTAAAGTCATTATTTGTGCAAATCATTTAATCTTACGCACAAGTATAATAGCTAAATTTAAGCTGTTGTCAAATACTTCTTAGCGAATCACTTGTTAGAAGATTCCTCTGAAAAATATCTTCTTGAGTAAAACTCTGACTTCTTTCAGCGATTGTACATGTTTACACTGCGGTGGTATCACATAACTCTAGTAAATATTTGAGTCTTCGTTCTAATGTTACCTTTACTGTCTTTTACTCTTCAAGTATAAATTCAATTCTCATCTAATAAATCTGTATATTTCTTCTCTATTGTTGTCATAAATGTATAATTAGTTAGTAGAACTATTATACTTATTTATTTAACTTTTGCAATCTTAACTCAGTAGCACTCGAACTCTCAAGCAAGCCAATCACTAAGAATCCTTACTCTTTCATCATAAAACTCTTGAGTAAATAATGTTTCATCTTCAAGTCATAATTTCTCTCACTCGTCTAACTCTCTAATTACTGGTGTATATATATTTCAATTAGTCCTTTTAAATAGATCTTTTTGAGACTTGTCTGATAAATCAAATGTTTTCTTTAGTTCTCCTTGTGGTATAATATGTTTTAATTTCATAATGTTATTTAGTTTAATTTATGTTTCCACTTGAATCCTCAAGATGTTTTCACTTTTCATTTACAACAAGCTGAAATATTACCATTATATATTCATAAATCTCTTTGTGCATCCATAATTGAATCCCAAGACTTGATAAGGTTTCAATCTAAATCGTATTGGTTAATTGGTTTACTATTATGATGTAGTTTTCAAAACCTTCACTTTTGTGGCTTTGGATTATTTATCTTAAAGTTATATAACTTAATTAATCAATTTCTGTGAGCATGTTGCATATTTTCTTTATGTGTACACCATTCTAAGTTCTCAACTACATTATTTGTTTTATCTCAATCTTTATGATTAACCTGTGGTTTATTTTCGTCATTATATATAAATGCTTTAGCTACTAAACGATGTACTGAAATAGTTTTTGCATTTTTAGTATCGCTTAATACTACTGATAAATATCATTTAGAAGTTCATGCTTTTAAGTATCTAATTTTAGAGTTATTAGATAATCATTTTCACAAACTTTTAACAATACCAGTATTACTTACTTGATATAATCAATCATAGCCTGCAATATCTTTCCAAATTATCATTACTTCATAAGTATATAAATAGTGATACCATTTACTTTAGTCTTAATGTAGCCTAATTTAATTGCTTCTTGTTTAGTCATTGTTATTTAAAATATTTCCTTACAATTATTTCTCAAACGATTGATCAGATTACAATTCAAATTATTGCTCCTATTGTTGCTCATGTTAGACATTCCATATTTATTTATTATTGTTATTCCTATCACATTTTACTCTTCTCAGTTTCTAAGTCAATACTTTTTTCTTCTATTAATCTATTTACGTACCAATTAGACTTCTTTAAGTCCTCAACTCAGTTCTTATGGTTGTATCTTGAAACATATTTGATAATATTTCCTGCTAAGTATCACTCAAATGCTTCTGGTGATAGTTTAGCTTTAATGTAATCTATAGTTTCAATTCAACCTTGTTTGTAATGGTCTGGGTTAATATTATCCTTGTCTTCTTTAAGTTCTTCTACAGGGGAAGAATGTTTTTTTCAATAATCATCTGGTAGAATAGTTTTACCTACTGACTCAATGGCTGCAATAACATCTCTAGCATTAAATGCTTTATTTGCCATTTCTTCTTTCGATGAACACCATATAGGTTCTCAATCTATTGTAATTGAATATATCCCTACTGACCTTTTTTCAACCTCTTTAAGAATATCATCAAATGTTTTAATGTTGTCGCTAATTACTTTCATATAATTTAATTAAAGTTTCCCTATCCATCTTCCTTCACTAGTAAGGAACATTGGTACTAAAGTTGGTACTCATTCGATAATTACAGCACATCAAAGGATTGGTCTCTTCTTTTGTTGCTTGTTGTAAGCAAATGCCATGCTCTTATGGTCTAATAAACATCAAACTGTCATACCGAACCTAAGATTAAATGGAGAACTTACATACATTATTTCAAATTTAGAATGTCTGTGTCCTGCTACTACACTCATTCAATAATGTCAAGCGTGGTTACCAATATGTGCATCACCTTCGTGTCTAAAATGACATTGTTCTCAATTACTTAGAGTAATAGTCATTCAATCTGGGTACCAATTCCATCAAAGACCTTTTGTAGTTTTAATTGATCAATCTTTTTGTTTATCACCAAATATAACATCTCTATATCCTAAGAGCATATGTTTAGGGATTCAATGAGCTTTACCTCTTCTGTAAAGTAAGCTTCAGTGGTTACTGTCCATAATATCCATTTCTGGGAATATCTTCTCTAGCTGGTGTAACTGTTCTCTTCATTTAATTAACTCTTCTCAAGCACTATCTAAGTCTGGATCAGCATCGTGAAAACTAATTCAGTGATTATCTAACTCATCTCAAATCTGGATAACTCTATCTGGTTTGTATTTCTTCTTTACAGCTTTAAGAAACTTGATAGCATCTTGGTGCATGTAAGGACAATGTAAATCTGAAATTACTAATACTGATTTGTTTTTAATCATAGCATTTGTGTTAATTTACTCACATAATAGACTAACTTAGTCTTAATTGCAAGGCTTTTTTAGTTATTTAACTAATTTAATACTTCATTCTGCCTCATTACCCCATACGTCCCACCCTTCTCTTGGAAACCTACAAAACATTTCTAGTCTTGGTAAATCTCAAAACAAAGTTTCAATTCTTTTAATTGCTTCCTCTGGCTTCTTAGAATGCTTAGTTCTTTCTGCTTCAATTAATTGCTCTACATTATTTGCTTGTTTGTATTTAGTCATTGCTCATTTTGTACCTAAAAGACAAATCTCTGAACTTTTTAAAGTCCAAGGTGCTACATTTTTATAAGTATTTCACTTACTGGTTTTCTTAATCCAATTAAAAGCAATAGTTTTATATTTAAACCCCCAAGCTTCTAATACTTCAATTCATTCTTTTAGGTGTGAATCTGTAACCCATAAGAAACAAGCACAATCTTCATCAATAATGTTTTTTACTGGTAAGTTTTTAATATCTTGAGTTGTCATTGACTCGTAATGCTCAGAAAGTTTTTTAATCTCTGATCAGCTTGAATTGTTTACTGCTGATTTACTTCAATATTTCCAAGCTGGGTCTGCGTAAATTACATTGTATTTCATAATTACTTAATTAATTTAATAGCTTTCTCAATCCTTTTAATAGCACTTTCTTTGTCTAATACAGACATGTTTCAAGTTTCTGGTGTGTAGTTAGTAAACTCTGTCTTTACTAGTTGTAGTAAGCCGTTTAGTTCTTGTAGTTTAGTCATAGTGTTTTATTTAATTAGCTCTGGGTTTTCGTAGATGTTTCAAATTACTTCAAGGTAATCTTTATTATACATAGAGTCTAAGTAGTCGTGCTGTCCAAGTTGTGTGTATCAATCATAAGTAAATTCAACTTCTCACATTATTTCTTGTTCCCACACATCAGCGTGGTCTTTTCAATCATTACTAGTTGCAATTATATCCCCTTCATAAATCTCTTTTCAGTTCTTGTCTTTTAGTCAGGTGTATTGCATAAGTTCTAATGATTCTTTTTTGTATTCTATTGTCTCATTAAATATATCTGTAAAATCATCTGTGAATGTTGAAAAGTCATTTAACATTTCATTTTCTTTCTTATCCCAAGCCCTAAATTTAATTTCTCTGTTCATAATAGTTTATTTAATTAATAAAGTAACCTTGTACCCTCTAGACTTTAAATCTTTAAGTACTTCTGTGCTTGGATTTGTAAGTCTAACATCTCCTTCTCATTCCTTTCTAATAAGGTAAGCTTTTAGTTTCATAGTGTGTTTTAGTTTCTAAAGCTGTCTGTAATACCTAAGTTATATTAACTGGATTACTTCGACGGACTTATACTACTCTTAATCTATTTCTAAGTCAAGACTTTTATTAATTAAATATAGAAAAAGCCCTAGATTTCTCTAAGGCTAAGTGGTTTTAGGAGTTACATAAGTTCTTTCATTACCTCCCAGAGATACAATCTCTATAAATATTATACTTACTACTTAAAAGAAATCAACAAAGAAAAAAACTCCAATTAAGGAGTTCTTCTCTACTTTAAATTATGACTCTAAGGTAAAACACAACCTTGAATGGAGTCGAAGTACTTATAGTCTAGTAGTTATTTGAATTAAGTCAATAATAAAACTTATTACTTCTACTTTTACATTCAGACCTAATACGTTCTATGTTTTGTTGGCTTATTGCTAAAGGCGTATGTTTCTCACATCACGCAATTTTAATCAACTTATCTCATAAAAAGTCACATATACATAAAGCTTCTTGTTCACAATAATCACATTTACGTTTAGACATAGTATTGTTATTAGTTATTATAAGTAAATTTATTATTTCTATTAGATTGTTTTATTCTGCCTGAGTGTTCCCCCATTGTTCAGCAATAGCTTTTGCAATACCTAGAAATGTTTTACTTCTGTTTTTTTGTCTGTCTTTACCTCATTTATTAAACCAGTTTCACACTTGCTTTGTACTTTCTTTAGTATCAACAATATCTGTTGGTATTAAATTTGGTAAGTTTTTAAGCCATAACTGAGTTCTTTTCTTGAATGGGTGTCAATACTCATAAGGCTGTATAACTTGTGTGTGAGGTGGTAACTCATAAATCTTACTAGGTAATGGATTCTCTACACATATCTTATCAATAGGTGCATTCAGTAATTTCATAAACAACTCTTTTGCTTCTAATCACTTTTCATACCTTTCTTTATTTAATACTTTTCAAGGGTAAAGGTGTCTAGCTCAAGCATTAGACAAATAAGTACAAGGTGGGTGAGCAATCATCATATCATATTTTCAACTGTATGCTTCTTTAGTTGCACATCATTGGATATGCCACTCTGGGTGTCATCAAGAACATTCTTGAATATCACAACTATAAGCTTCGTGTCAAAGTTTTCTAAATTCCTTACAAACTGATTGGCTTTCTTCACAAGCTATTAGTATTTTCATATTATTATTAGTTATTAAAGTTATAGTATTGTAATTTACTTTTTAGATTTTGTTTTCCAGATCTGTGATTCCCCGTTGCTTCTTATACTTGATTATTGAATATATAAGGTACAACAAAACTAGACTTAACTATTGGTTAATTAAATCTTTTCTTACACTAAAGTGTTAAATTTCAAAACTATAATTTCAATGTTCTGTATTCTAATTAGAGATCAAGATATTTTACTTTTTGAGTTTTGTATCCAGCCTGTAACATTCCCCTGTAAGAGCCTTCATATTAAAGAGTGAGGCGTCTATTCTTACAGTCACATAATCCATTTTAGTTACGTTTCAATGGTGTGCATTCTCTTAGAGTTTTATCTCTTAGATACTTACAATTATTTATAAGCATTTAAGAAACAAAATAACCCTCAAGCGTGAACCAAGGGTTAATTTTTTAGAAGTTTTCTGACTTTTCGGTCAGACATTAAGGGCTCACGTTCTTAATATCTATATTTCGTATTTGTAATGTTCTGTAAATACTATAATCATATAGATTAATTTGTCAAGTTACTGTTTATTTATCTTTTCTTAATTAAATCTCTTGACTTATATTTATATATCTGTAAAGTATAAGAGCTTTATAAATTAAAAACACACTATGAAACTAATAAACTGAGAATGTCTTGAGGAAATGAAACAAATACCAGATGGTAGTGTTGATTTAATACTTACTGATCCACCTTATGGGACTATGAAGTGAGCAGAAGGTACAAATATTTATGGTGACAAGAATAACCCTAAACATAATTGGGATATAGAAATAAATCCTAAAGATATATTTAAAGAAGCAAATAGAATACTTAGAAAGAATTGAAAGCTTGTATTATTTAGTCAAGAGCCTTACACTTCTAAGCTTATTACTGAAGCAATACCTAATGTTACATTTGGGTACAGATTAACTTGGTTAAAAGACAGTTTTGCATTTGCTTTATGATGTAAAAAATCACCAGTTAACTTTATAGAAGATATATTAGTGTTTAGTAAGAATAATCCTAAGAATGAAATTTATGAACACCCTTTAAGAGATTACTTTAAGAAACAAAGAGAAAAAATTAAACATATAACATATAAAGAGATAAATAAAGAATGTTTTGGCACTGCTTCAAACGGTGGTGGTATGGCTTCAAATGTGCTAACATCTTATAAAAAATGATGGACATTCCCAACAAAAGAAAAATACCAAGCTTTACAAAAGCTAGGTATATGTAGTAAAAATTATGAAGAACTTAAAGAAATAGATGAAGAATATAAATTAAATATGCACAAAGAACAAAATATTTTATTTCCTTCAGTCTTTAATCTTCCAGAATGAGCTAAATATAAATCTAATGTACTAGAATACAAGAAAGATTACACTTGATTACACCCAACTCAAAAACCAGTAGCTTTAATGGAGGACTTAATCAAAACCTATACTAACGAATGAGATTTAGTCTTAGACTTTACTGCTTGAAGTGGCTCTACTCTTGTAGCTTGTAAGAACACTAATAGACAAGGTATTTGAATAGAGTTAGATAAGGATTACTTTGAAATAATGAAAGAAAGATTGAAATAGTCTTGACTTATATAATATCTTGACCTAGTATGTAGATACTTTATAAATTAAAAACACATTATGACTACACAACAAAAGGAAGATATGTTGGCTGAATTAAAACTAAAAGAGAGAAAGGACACTATTAACACACAACACAAAAAAGAATTACAGAAATATATATTTGCTACATTAGTTTTATGAATAGTTTTGTGATTAGTTATTCCATTAATATTTAGTTAATTAATATGACTAAAAACAAACTAATAGCAGAATCGGCAATGATGAACCCTACAGTGTCTTTAGATGTAATAGAGGCTAGATATATCGAATTAGTTGAAAAAGGCTATATAGCTAAACCTAAGGCTACTAAGACACTAGTAAGTAAATGACCAACACCTGCACAGATTGCAAGACAATACTTTTCTGAATGACAGGATTGATCAGTACACTTAAGACTAGTAGAAGTTCACTGACAAGATGTTGGTGAAGAGTTAGTTAAGTTTGATTCTTATTGGACTGAACTTAATAAGACTTGAACTAAACAGAGATGGGAGAAGGAGAAGACGTTTGAAGTTCAAAAAAGATTAGGTACTTGGTTGAGCAGGGCTAAATTTAACAGTAAGACTATAAGTAAAGGTAAATCAATTTGATAATATGACACAACTAATTAAATACACTAAACAATTTAAGCTAAAAATGTCTACCAAAGACGAGTTTAGTTTGAATGAAGATGAGATGAAGAGATTTAAAAACCAAGTTGCAACTTGATGAATATTTGAAAAAGAAGATTGAACTTTAATTAATCCTAGTTTCTTTATTACAGCTGAACCATTTCAAGCAATGGATTGACTTAATAATTATCAGAGAAAGAAATTAGCAGAGAAAGAAGACTCGATAAAATCAAAACATTGAAAGGTAACACCAGCTATGAGACTTGAATGGGCTAACAAACTTTTAAAATGAGAACCACTATTTAACTAATACTTAATATGGAATGTAGAATAATAGATACATCTTACACTTGAGAACTTACTGCAACAGGTTGAGTGTATCTTGTGCAAACAAAATGAATGTTCTATTGACGGAATGATAACTCTTACTTTTATTCAGAAGTAGGAGCACAGGATTTCATTAAGAACAATTGATGATTTTGTACTTGAGTGTACAATGTACCTTTTTATATAACTATTTAATATGAGTTACCAAGCTAGTTTCCAAGCCTCTTACATAATGGAATGTAGATTCGCTGATCTTATTAGAGATAAGTGGTGATACATACAATCAGAAGTGATTAGTCCTTCTGCTCCATTTCCTTACTATGATGTTCTAGCTATAGATACTTACTGAAATATAGATACCTTTGAAGTTAAATGAAACAAAGAAGATAACTTCCTTCACTTGTGGGCTGTTAATAATGGTCAAGCTTCAACAATAATAATGACTAAAAGTAAATACTGGGTACAACAAACAGAGACTAAATTTAGAATATTTAAGACAGATAGGCTTAAGGCAATATTAGCTAATAATCACTTTCAACTTAAAGATAAAGAGTGAAAGCAATATTGGGATATTGGAAACAAACTATTCAATGAATTTATAATAGATGAATTTGAACACTGAATGAAACCAACAGAAATATTTAATACTATTAGAGAGAATAATTTACAAATTACTTAAAAAAAGCTTGACTTATCTTTAGAAATCAATAGACTTATATTGTCTGATTACCAGCTAATAAAGATTAGGATAATAGACAGCTTTAAAACTAACTAAAAAACTATGGACTTAGAAAAAAACCAATGCACAAGAATTGAATGATGTGATATTTGAGATATTTGTGAGGAAAACGAGCTTTCAGATGATGTTTATGAAGAACTAATTAGTGATTATGAATGTGGATGTGATATTTTATGTAGAGATGAGGATTGAGAATTTAGCTTACAATATTCAATTCCAGAATGATATAAATCAGTGTAAATAAACTAATAACTAAAACACACTATGACTGAACACGAATTAAATAATTGAATTGAAGCAATTAATAAATATAAATCTTCATTAGAACCTTGAGATGAAGTAAGATTTTTCGCAATAAATGAAGAAGATAATCTTGAAGAATTAATTTGAGAATTAGTAACTATTGTAAATCCAAATATTACAGAATTATTTTGAATACCAATTCATAAAAAACCAAAGGAAATAATCCCAAAAAAAGAACTTTGGGCTGTTATGAAAGATGATACGATACAACAATTTAAATTCAATTAAACCATCTAATCAAATAACTATGAACGAAACTTTAGTATGATTGGCAGAACAAATGTACCACGACAGCGAGTTTATCTTTTGAACAGATAAGTTCTGGAATGCAGTTTGGGACTCAGATGAATACTGTAAGCTTTGAGATTTAGATAAAGAGGTTCTAGTAGATGAGATTAAGTATGAAAATATAAAAACTAAGATTAAATAATAACTAAACATATATAACTATGACAAACAAAACAGAAATCGTATTCGCAAATTGATTTATCCCTAAGGATACTTCTAATGCACCAGACTTTGTAAAAGGTAAAGTATCAATTAAGAAAGATGAGTTTATCACTTTCCTAAATGAACAAGATTGAGACTGGGTTAATCTAGATATTCTAGAAAGTAAATGAGGTAAGATGTACGCTAAATTAAACGATTGGAAGAAAGAAGAAGGTTGAGACTTAGAGAAAGCAGCAGAAGCTCCTAAATATGCTTCAGACCATAAACCAGAAGATTTACCATATTAAACTAAATAAAACACAATGGAAACTAAAAATATAACAACAGCCATCATTGAAGTAATGAAGGAAGTAAACAATATCGAGAAAAACACTACTGTTTGAGCTGGTAAGTTTGCCTATAAAGCTGTATCTGATAAAGATGTTAAGAAAGCTATTAGAGACAGTATGACTAAGAATTGACTATCTATTATTCAAACTTGAGTTGAGTGAAACATTAAGATAGATAGATGGGAAGAAACAAATGATTACTGAACTAAAACTAAACAATCAGTCTTTACAGATGTAACTACTAAATACTTATTACTTCATACAAGTTGAGAAAGTATTGAACTAGCTTGATATGGTCAAGGTGTGGACTCTCAAGATAAGTGAGCAGGTAAAGCTACGACTTATGCTTTAAAGAATACACTGATTAATATCTTCTTAGTTCCTACTTGAGAAGACACAGACAATACTCACTCAGATGATTTACCAGTACCAAAAAAAGCTGAACCTGCTAATTGGTTTACAGCTACTAATCTTCAAAATATGAAGAACAACTTAGAAGGACTAAAGAAGAAGTTTAAAACTTGAGCTGATTTAGTTAGAGAAGCTAGAACTAATTATAAGGTTAATAAGGAGTTTGCAGGTAAGATAGAAGCATTAATTAAATAACTATGCAAAACAAAGAAATAGAAACGCATTTGTTTAATTTAGCATATTTAGCATATAAAACCGATTCTAGATCTAAAACACTTTGGAAAGAAATAAGAGACTATATTGAACAACTTGAAAATAATAAAAAGATTAATAAATAACTATGAACTTAAAATGATCAATCTTAGATAAGATTACAACAATGAAAGACGGATCACTAAAGATTACTCTAGTAACTAGAGAACTACCACCAGCAGATTTAGCACAACTATTTACAAGTATTAATAAAGAGATTGTAAGTGTAGATATTCCTGAAGATGTAAGTGACCAGAAAACTCCATCACAACGTCTTAGATGAGTATTGTACAAAGTATGGGAACAAGATTACAAAGAAGAGTTTAAAACCTTTACTATGTATTATAATCACATACTAGAACAATTGATTAATATGTATAAAGATAAATTAAACTAATATGAAGAGAACACGTTTAAACTTAACAAAACTAGAAAAACTAATAGCTAAGAAGTACGGGAAAAAAAGCACATTTGTAAGAGCTTTAATGCTAACGTCTAACAATAACTTCCTTAACTTACAACAACAACTTTCTAAGATATTAGGAAGGCAAGAATGATGGTGTACAGATACAACACTAGAAATGTATTGTAAAGCACTTGATTGTGAAACTAAGAACTTGAAAGATGACTAAGACTACCAAACCTTGTAAACAATGTTGAAAGGATATGCCAAAGGGCTTACAAGCTGTATGCTCTTTTGCTTGTGATAAGAAACGTAAGGCAGAGAAGGAGAAAGCTAAGAAGACTAGAGACAAAGAAAGAAAGAAAGTATCTGTATCTGTTCTAACTAAGAAGGCTGATAAGCTTTGGAGTGAGTTGGTTAAATACCAGTGGGATAATATGTGTGCTTATTGTTGAAAGACAGAGTACCTTAATAGTCATCACTTATTCACTCGTTCTAGAAAGGCTACAAGATGGCGGGATAAGAACGGGATTGCTCTTTGTAGTTGACACCACACTTTAAGTTCTACTTTCTCAGCTCATCAAACTAGCTTAGAGTTCTACCAATGGTTAGAAGAGAAGTTTTGAAGAGAGTGGATTGAAGAAAGAAGTAAGAAGTCACAAGAGATTTATAAAGTAACTTCTGAATGATTACAAGAAATAATAACTGAATTAGAGGCTAGTGTAAGCCAATATAGAGATAAGACGTAATAATCTTATCTTTTTTTATACTTTTTTCCTTGACTTGGAATTAATCTTGACCTATAATTGATTTATACTAATTAAAACACACATTATGAAAACAAAACAATGATGGAGAGATCCTATTTGAATCTAAACAACAAACACTTTAAAAACTAAAACACACTATGAAAACACCAGAACAAGTAAGAAAGGAACTACTACACTCTTTAAGAGAGATTCCTGAAAACTTAAGAGAGTATATCTCTCAACAAACAAATGAAGGATATATGGACACAGACTTAGACGACTTAGAAAAGATGATTAAACACGACGAGTGCTTCTGTACTACAGAATGACCTTGTAGTGAACATTTAGACCTAGAAGATAAAGATTTGGTTTATTGCGAAGTATGTAATAAACAATGGGCTATAAATAAAGATGAAGATTGATTTGAGGAATACAGCTTTATAAATTAATTAAAACACTATGAGTAAATGTAAAAAATGTTGATCAGAAAAAACCATGAGAGTTTGAACTATAAATTGAAATATATCAGAGTTATATTGTAAATGTGAACTACCAGACTTTGATTGATACACTGATTATATATCTATCACAAATGAATAACCTAACTAATTAAAACACTATGAAACACTTAACACTATTTATCGGCTTCTCAGCTCTACTATGAGCTTGAGTACTACTACAATATACAATGATTTGATACTTCTTACTTTTAGCAGTTTGAGTAGCAGGTATAATTTACAGCATTAACTTAGGAGAAAAGGAAGTATGTATAGAGAAAGACGCAGATATTGAAGATTATAAAGCTCTAGTTAAAAGACTTAGAGATTGAATGTTTGAAACAGATCAAGAACTTACAGACGCTAATATTAAGATAGAGAAGATGGAATGACAAATTAGAAAACTTAACTTTAAACTATGAAAGTAAAAGACTACTTAATCATCATCGGCTTGATACTATTACTAGCAGTATTAGTAGAAATACCTGAACAAGGCTCTACATTAAATTTAATAATTAAATAAAACACTATGAAAAAAGAAGAAACAGTTACTTTAAAAACTGCACCGAAAGAAAAAACATTTCGGGTAGAATTACCAGAAATAGAAGTTGAATACGACTGAAAATCTTGGTTAGCAAAAGTTAAATCTAAAAACAAATAAAAACAAAACTATGAAAACAACAACTAAAATATTATCGGCAGTAGTACTATTTGCTACAACAGTTTGAGGAGTAATGGCTTATCAACACTTAACTTCACCAGAAACAATCTTAAAAAACAGGATTGTAGAAGCTAGAGAAATCCAGTCAGACTTAAGAGAAGCTAACAAAGGATTAAGAGCAATCTTACCTACAAGACAACAAGCATTTGATGTAGCTCAGCAAGAACTACAAGATGTTCAAGTTAATATCTTTTGAAATAGTGCCAGATATGACACTTTAGAGAACTTTATTAGAATTGACAAACAGCAGTTAGATTCGATTCTAGAAGCTAATAAGAACATTGGGTTGGGAAAGTAATTGAGAATCAGCCAGCTCTAAAAGAGGCTACAAATCTTATTAAGTCTTTCGAGTGATTACACTTAAAAGCTTATCCAGATTACAAACAATACAGTATTGGATATGGGACGAAGAGTTTCGCCTGAGAGACTATCACAGCCCAAGAGGCAGAAAAACGTCTCACAGAGGCAGTAAGGGCTAGATATGATAGGGTTAAGGATTTAAACCTAACAGATAATCAGAAAGCAAGCCTTGTAAGCTATATTTACAACACTTGATGAGGAAATGTGTTAAAGTACGCAGCTCGTTGAGATCACAAATCTGTTGTTTATCTTATGAATAAAACAGTCTATGCTTGAGGTAAAAAGCTATGATGACTAGTCAAAAGAAGAAATGCAGAAGTAACATTATATAAACTTTAATTTAACCCCTATGAACAAACTAAAAGAACATATCGGAGAACTTTCACTGAAAGACGCACAACTCTTTAAATACATTGTAACAAGCGGAATACACTGCATTAATGTAGACCAAACAATAAAAGACAAAGAAGCTTTACTTGAAGTAGTTGAGGATTTAATAGACCTGACTAAAAAGAGGATTAAAACGCTTATGGATGAAGAGACAGAAAATACTAATCAATCTAAATAAAATGAAAAACACACACACTAGCCTAGAGCTATCAAATAAACTTTACGAGGCAGGGTTTAAGAAATACAGCAAAAATCACTGGGGTAAATGATGAGATAAATTTACTCAAAATTGAACAAAAGTGCCTGCTGAATATGATATTAGAGATAAAAATTCTTTTTGATTTAATCCAGAATTTTCTGCTTACGATATTCTAAACGACCTTTGTGTTAAATACTGAAAAGAGTTGTTTGGAGAGGAATGGAAAGTATGACAAACTTTTTGAATTGCCTACAACTTAACAGTAAAAAAAGTACAGATACAAGAGTGAAAACTTCCAATTTTAACCCTTGAGGAAGATAATTGAAAAGTTCATAGAATGGGTCGTCCAGATACTTATGCTCAAAAAATAGCAAGTGATGTAATGTTTTTGACTACACAAGGAAAAAAACAAGAAGCTGAGGACTACCTTTGGGAAAACTGTTTATTAAATAAAGCTAAATAAAGATGACTGAACAAGAAACCTTAAAAAAACTTTACTGGGAATGGTATGATTTAAAAATGCTAGAAGAAGAAATCTTTAATTTAAAAGATAAACCACTTTGAACTTCCCCTTTTATATATAGAAAAGACACAAAAAAAGCTATTGATATTATGGATAGAAAAGTGAAAAAAAGTGAAGAGATTAAAAAAGAAGTGTCTTTCTGGAATTATCTAATATTTACTTTCAATAATAGTTATTTCTTTACTAAATTAATTAAATAAAATGACTGAACACGAAACTTTACACTGGATAAATGAGAAGATTGGGCATAAGCCAATATTTGAATTTGAATGAGAAGGTCGGATGTGAACAATAAATAGATACTTAAGGGGTTGTGACCCAGTATGAAATCCAATCTTTGCAGACGTAAGAGAAATAATCTTTACTACAGAGTTTATGGATAAGTTTAAAGACTTTATAGATGAAAAATGTATGAATATAACAAAGTGATGAAATACTTCATTTTTAGGTAGACCAGATATAAATGAATGACTAATGGATAATTTAAGACGTCCAGTAGATTACCTTTACAACCTAATTAAATAACAAACTTACAATGAACCAAACAAGAAAAGAAATAATCGGATGGATTGAGCCTTATATGGATAATACTTTAAGTGAGGGGTGTATTTACTACAGATGAGAGACTGATATGTCGTGAGATTATCATACAAATAGTGAGTTATACAAAGAAGATGATAAAATGAAGGGTAAAAGATTCTTTATTAAAATCCTTTGACACTATGATATTACAGCAGTAGAAAAGTTTATTTTAAGCAATTGAGGTAAAATAGATAGTACTTTTGATATAAATTTTAAATGGTTTAATATTTGAAAGTTTGAAATGAGTAAAGCTAATATTTCAATCCCTAACAAACCTCTTCACCTTTACACAGAACAAGAAGACAAGAACCTTTTAGAAATACTTAAGAAACTAAACTAGCCTATGAAAACCTGCAAAGAAAACAGCATAACCCCTTACGATAAATTTGTTGAAATACTATCTTGAGAAGTTACAGAAATGAGCCTTAAGGTGAGTAGATTTATTGAGAAGATAAATAGGTCAGAAAAGAACTTAGACGAGTTTGAAGAGGAAGCAATAGAGATTTGCTCAGAATGCCATTGAGCTTGTGAGGACTGTTTAAAAACTAATAAATAAAAAGATGATTGAATGCTTAATAGGAATTGGTGCATTACTTTGAGCTATATTAATAGCAATTTTAGTAATTAAAGACTTAATAAAAATTTATAAATAAATTATGAAACACGACCTAATTTACATTGATCCACCATGGCATTACAACTCTAAGAAGTCATGATGAGAAATGAAAGATAAAACAAAATTTTGATGAGGTGCTGAAAAACATTACCCTTTGATGAAAGATAAAGATTTAATAGGATTTAAAGAAACCATCGACCAATATGCAAAAGATAATTGCATAATGTTTATGTGGGTTACAATGCCAAGATTAGATTTCTGAATTGATTTAATGAAATCATGGTGATTTAAATACAAAACTGTTGCATTTTCGTGGGTAAAAACAAATAAGAATTGAACTTATAGATTTAATCCTTGATACTACACAGCTTCAAATATCGAACTTTGTATAATCTGAATAAAGTGAAAAAATTGATGATTATTTAAACCTGCAAAAGCTATGATAAATCAAATTATTGCAGAACCATTAAGAGAACATTCAAGAAAACCTGATCAGGTTAGGAAAAATATTGAGATTATGTACCCTAATCATTCTAAAGTTGAAATATTTGCAAGAACACAAACAGAATGATGGTGAGTGTTTGGAAATCAAATTGAAAGATTTAAGAACTAATTAAGTTCCTTGAAACAATTAAAAACTAAATATTAATTAATTAAAAATAAATTATGAAAAATACAGACATTCAAAATAGCTATACCATTCTAAATAATTTAGATTGAAAAAAAGTAAAATTTAAAACAAAGAAATTTGAAAATCTTAATTGAGAGGTGCGTGACGAATGATGAGCTGAGTGAGAGTGATTAATTGTTGTAGATTGAAAGTCAATTTTCTTGCTAAATAATGAGAAAACTTTAGAGGCAAGGTGATTATCTGAATGGAATCCAAATCCTAATGAATTTAAATTCATAAGTTACATTTATTCAGAAACTTATTGATGACAAATCAATAAAAATGATAGATATGAATTTATCAATCAAGTGTAACACCCTTAACCCCTCTCCCTAGCCTTTCAAGGAAGGTTAGAATGAGGTATTAAAAACTAATTAAAAAAACTATTATGTGACCATCACCTAAAATAATTATTACAGTAAACAATCCATTAAAATTTATGATGTTTTGATTTGCATACAGTGCAGATTTTAAAGCTATTACTTTTAATCTTTTCTTTATTCATTTTAACTATTCAACTTCAAAAAAAAGAGATGAGCAAGATTGGGTTGGATTCTATTTTAATAATTAAATGCTAAAAATAACCCCAACCCCACCAATCCAAAAAGACTCACAAAAGCAAAGACAAGAGTATAAAGCTCCTTTGAAGGATATACAGCTTTGATTTAAGGAGATATTAAAGGAGAAGATTAAAGAAATTAATAAACTTAAATAAATAATTATGGTAGCATTTACCCCAAACTGATATATTACAGAAGACAGCATTATTAGATGAGTTCGTGAATGAACTTGTAAAGTAATCAGTTCAGATAGATTAGACGAACTTTTAAACAAAGAAGAGAGGTTAGAAAGTATTGAAAAACTAGTAGGTAAAGATTTACCTGTAAATAGGTGGTGATATACAACTAATACAATTTGAAATTAAATAATCCTATGAAAGAAAAAAAACAAGACATCCTAAAAATCTTAAGAGAGACTAAAAAGCTTAAGAATGTAGATGAGATAGCACCTCTTATTGAGGAGTTTGACAAGGCAATTAAAGAACTCACTAGAGGACAATTAGGGATTAGATTAACTGTTAAGAAAAAGTAACCAGTTACTAACTAAAAATCATTAATGTATTAGTATTAACTAATATATAAAATGGAAATAACACCACAGCTAAAAGAACAGTACAGGGAACTACTTGATAGAATAGATTAAAGCTTTAGCTTGTGCAACTTGTGTACATAAAGCAAAAACAAGAGAGACCTTTATCTTAGCTGGGATAAGTTTCACTATAGGCTTCCTGTTTGCTTTCTTTATTAGCTGGCTTATAATTGAAGTAGAAATAATTGCAACTGCAGAAGTTACAATTGATTGTGATGATATTTATAACTAAACTATATGCCAAAAACTATAAAGAAAACTGTAAAGACAACTTGAAAAAGAAAGGTTAAAGTTAAGAAACGTGGAAAAGTAACTAAGGTTACAGTTAGAAGAAAGAAGTAGTTAGGCTAAACTTCAGCTTAATATTGTTACTATAATAACAGTCGCAGCAATAACTGCTAGCACTGTTTTTTTATACTCTTCATTCATCTTCAGATTCTGAGTAGTGAGTAAGCCATCTATTAATTCAAGCAAAGATTGCAGCAGTGAAAGGAATAGCAAATGTAGACCAAACTAATAATGGATCATAAGCTTCTCACTTAATTAGAGCATCTGTTGCTATTGTTATAGCAGGAATTGCACAAGCAGCAGCAACAAAAAGAAAGTCTCTTAATGTTTTCTTTAAGTCTGTTAGGTGAAACTCGAAACGTGGGCTTCTATTTTTTGTATTCATATTATGTTTGTTTAGATTCGTATTTAAGTACTGATTCTCTTGCTTTAAGTTTAGCAATCTTTTGTTTAACATCAAGTCACTCCCAACCATCTAATACTGGCTCTTTAATTATAACTGCGTACGCATTCTTAAAGAAGATACCTTTATCTTTAAGCTTTTTAATGTCTTCAATTTCAAAGATATTGTAGTTAGACACTCACTCATAGTTGTTTACAATCTTTACCTTTCAATCTTCCTTAAACATTCTAACACAGTGTCAGTAACCTGATTTATCATAATCTCATTTAGAGAAATTAATCGTGTCATCATCATATTTATCAGCTCTTAAGGCTTTAGATGTAAAGTATCAACAAACTAAAGAGTAACCTTTGTCTAGGAACTTTTCCCGTTGTGGAAATGAAAGTCTGTAATAAGAAAGTCTTTGACTAGGTGAAGCGTGCTTTTCGTTGTACAGTTTACAAACTTGTTTTACTCAGTAATCGAAGTAACCACCCCACTTAGGATTAGCATACTCAGAAGCCCACGCTTGCTCTGTAAGCTCTTTTCTTTCTTCTAAGGTAAACTTATAGCCTGTAATATCTGAAACAGCTCAGAAAGGTCAATGTAAGAAACAAGAGTTCTTGTGAACTTCTCTTTGGTTATATGCAATTCAAGTATTTAGAAAGTTCTTGCTTGGTGTTTCGATAATATCGTTTAACCAAGTGAAATCTTTATCATTATAATGTTCTTTAGTTGCGTTTGTTTCCATTATTTGCTTTTACTTTTTAATCATTCTACCAGTGTTTCTACTCTAATAAGTGATTCACGTGTAATCTTATCTTCTTTTCTATCTTCTTTTATATCAGAGAAAAGTAAAGATGTAGTTATTACAATTGCTCAAGCTGCTGCTCACATTAGAGTCCAAAACATAGTAAAAGAAATCTTTCATTCTAACTTCTCATTCATACGAGATATACTTTTAGTCAACTCTTTAATTGCTGATACAACTTCTCCCATATCTTTATCTTCAGTTGTTGTATGAGATGATATTGCTTTTTCCAAGTTCTTAATCTGTACTTTTTGTTTAGCATCTGAAACTGTTAATTTAGTTAACATTCATTTAACTGAGTCAATAGAGTCGGCTAATCAGTGAATCATAGGTGTAAATTCATTTCTTAAAGTATATCTTATGTCTTCTTTTGCCTCTTGTAGTTCTAGCTTAGTAGCTAATTCAGCAGTCATATTTAATCTATCAGAAAGTATTTATTAATATTTCAGTTGCACTTAAAGCTTTTCAACATTCAACAGAAACAGTTCAAGGAGTGTTTGATATATCTCAAGCTGTATCACTTAAATAATATTTATCACCTGGAGTTAATCAGCTTTGATTGGTATCTACTCACGATGTTCAAATGTTGACTGAATTTCAAGAAGTTCAAGCACCTGTTGCGAATCAAACAAAAAGTGTTCAAGAAGAATCAGAAGCATCAGCCTTTATAATAGTAGCTGTTCAAGAAACGTAATAACTTTTAAACCAGAAATCTTGTGAAGTATTCGCAGTCCAAGAGCTTCAACTGTTTGAACTGTCCATTCTACTACCTCAACCGTAAACACTTCAAGTTCTTCTTGTTCTTACTTCATTACTAGCGTCTCCTCAAGCACTTCTCCAAACTATTGCATATTGTGTACTTGCAGAAACAGAAACTGGAGAAGAAAACTTAAAGTTTACTTCTGTAGCAGAAGTAGATAAAGAACTTGCATCATAAACAACAGTTCAAAGATCTGCTCAAGTTGGTAATCATCAAGATGTAGCTCTAATTGATACAGTAAAATCAGTAACTGTTCACTCTCTAAATATCTTTAAGTCTACTGAAGAAACAGTAGTAACTCAAGACCCAGTTGTAAAAGTTTGACCATTCCAACCAGTAGAATAAGATCAAACATCATTGTCATCAGTAGTTTGGGATTGATCAATAGCTTGAGGTTGTTCTATAGCTAATGCATTTCAAGCAGATACATTTTCTCAAAGTAAAAGTGTTGATTGATTTGTTGTTTGTCATACTGAACCTCATCAAGCGTCAACATACTCTAAAGCATCTTCTCAAGTATTTACAGCTAATACTTGCCCTACTGTTCAAAGAGTACTTAATCAAGTACCTCAATTAGCAATTGCAACTGTTCAGGTTACATTAGCAGCAGTTCAAGAAGTGTTTTGGTTTCAAGCAGTGTTTACTCAAGGTAAATCTATATTAGCAGTTCAGTCAAAACTTACTCATCAAATAGTTCTAGCTGTTTCTAATGCAGTTGCAGTTCAAGCATTTCAAGATACAGTAGTTTGATCTCAAGTATTAGTTCAAGAAAGATTATTTCAAGTAATATCTCAACTTGCTGTAACATCTCAATTTCAATCTACACAAAAAGTTTGACTTCAAGCTCAATTTTGTCATTCAAATATACAATCTGTATCAGCAGCACTTCATCTTTTTACAGTTATAGCTCATCTTGTTGCATCTGTAAGTACTTCTGGATTAGATGAATTGTCATAAGTTTGTTGCATTGTAGCAGTACCAATTACTCAAGGACTTGTTCCTCACACAAAAGGTCTTCTATCTGCAATACTGTCTATATTTCCACTAGAACCTTTTATAATAATATTAGCAACTGCTGTAAATCAAGAAGCTTGTGATCCAAATAATCAATAATATATTCAAGCAGCTTCTGCTTCTGCTTCTGAATCATAAATAGCAGGACTATACACTAATATAAAACTATCTTCTTCTTTTTGCGCTCTTAATAATGTATGAGAAGCCCATTTATTTACTGGCAACGCTGCAATATCTGTTCAATCATCATAGTATAAAGGAGTAACTAAAGTTGCTCTTGTTTGTAAGTCCCAGCTTCAAGATATATGGTAAAGTGCAGAAGCTTCAATATCTGTATCAGCTGTTATATCTAATGGTTTTGTTTGAGGATCATAAAAAACTCAAGCTGATTGGTCCACTTGTAATGCTGTAGAACTTTCTATATAAGTACCTCAATTCTTATACAATACTCATATAGCATTTTCATTCCAATCTCTTTGTAAATATCAATTTTCTGATATTATAAATCTTAAATCTATAGGAGATTGTAAATTACTTCAAGGTCAAGATTCTCATTGTTCTGCTTGTAATCTAGACAACGGAAGTATTGTTTTAGTTTGTACTGTAGTCCAAGATGTTGTACTATATATTACTCAAGAACTATCAAATCATACCCAAGTGGAACTATCTCAAGCTCCTATTGTAGGAGTTACAGCTGTTCATCAAGCATATACATATTTAGTACCTTGTATATAATAACTACCTGGTGTTATATCTAATTTAGTTGTATCAGTATTTATTGTAACTTCTCAAGCTCAATTAACTAATCAAGTTGCAGCTAATTCATCTGTACTTTTAGAAGCCTCACTTATTTGTGCATCTCATCAATTTGCAACTGTTTTAGTTCCTTCAAGATGTCCAACTTGTAAAGTTAATATTACACCTGCTGCTATATTGTAAGCAGTATCTGCAACTATTTCACTAGAATTAGCATCTATATGTCAAGTAACAACTTTTAATGCTGTAGTAGTTGTAGGTGTTCATTCTTCTCATATAGCTTCAATTGATCCTATTATTTCTCCTCAATCAGATTGTACTCAAATAGCATTATTTCATTCTAAAACTAAACTATTTACATCACAGTGTATAACTCAAGTAGATGTATTGTTTATACCTATTCAATTTAAAGGAGCATCAATTCTTCTTGCTTTCATTATCAAACTTCAAGTAGATGAATTTAATACTCAAGTTTCTGTATCAGGAGTTTTAATTCTACAAGCATCTACATAAGATTGTCAGGTTCAAGTAGTTTTTATTATTTTATCTACTGTACATATTCTCACAGATTGATTATCAGCTACTGTTAAACTTCAATCTATAAAGGCAGATGTAGCTTTCATATCTACCCAAGCTGGTAATACTACATCTTCTGTATAAATCCCTCTATCATCACAATATAACACAAAACTATTAGTTGAAGTAGGTGTTTGTGCTGTAGCTTCTGTTATTGCAGCTCCCCAAGTTAAGAAAGCTTTATCAGTTGTTAATCAATCATTACTATCATTTCAATTCTTTCCTACATAGTAGATTTGTTCTCAATCAACTCCTAAATCTGAATTTACTATAGGATTAGCTGGATCTGTAGCATCTACAGTAATGTTTGTTCATCAAACTACCGTTTGTACAATTCAATCATCTCAAGCAGGTCATTGTGGTCAAGTATCTCAAGTATCACCTTTTGCTCAATCATCTCAAGTGTCTCACTTTGCTCAAGTATCTCATGTAGCACCAGTGTCTCAAGTTTCTCATTGAGGTCATTTATATTTAGTAGCACTAATACGTTTAACTATATTTGAATCTTCCGAATCAATTATAAGCGTTTGATCTGCTGCTACTGCATCAGTTGTCTTTTCCGTTAATGCTCAAAACTGTTTATCAGCCATGTTTATGTCCAGTTAGTTGTTAATTCAGGTCTTTCATACCAGTTATTTGTTCAATCGTAGTAGTCTCAATTGTGGAAGACTATTCTTTCATCGTTGTCATTTGTTATAATCTCGCTTAAATCTGTAAGTAAGTAAGCTGTATCTATTTGATAGTTAGCTCTCTCTTCCCAATCAGTACTCGCCGTTCATGTTCTTTGAGTCCAAGTCATTATTAGTTATTTATAAAGCTTATAAGAGTTAACATTCATCAGGAAAAAATGATTAATTCTAGCATATATTAAGGTTTAAATATTTCTTCTGTATCTTCTTCAATTTCTCAAGCTCAAAGTACTCAAGCTCAAGTAATAATATCCATTACATCTCACTTATTTAAAGATTCTAATCAAGATTTGATTTTTCTCAATTCAAAATCCTTTGGAGATTTATTTAATGCTTTATCAGCTTTTTTAAGTGCCTCTCAAATTGCTTTTCTACTTTTTGCACCAAAAGCTAATTTTCATAATTTGACAGCTCATATTCACGCTACTCACGCTCAAACTACTACTGGGGCTACTGAAGTTAAGAAAGTTAATCATCAAGTTGCTCATATTGTTGCTAAAACTCAAGCTAATTCACTACTTAATCATAGCTTATTTTTTACTCTTCAAAGAAATCTTCAAATAGCATTTTTTGCTTCTTTATCTGCTTTAATGGCAGTAGTTTCTAGGGCATTAAACAGGCTAGATTGTTTATTAAAACTATTTCTAACATCAACATTTTGTGCTTTTTTTGATAAGAAATTATTTGCTCACTGTCTTACTTCTCTGTTGGCGATACTTAAGGCATTTTCAATATTAGGATCTAAAACTTTGTCTCATCTAAATTCTTTCACTAACCTATCAAACTCTTTTCTTCATTCTAGTAAAGCACTTCATTTTGAAGGCTTATTCTTCATAATAATTTTAAATTCATCTAGTAAATCTAGTGCAACCTGTTTTGCATCTCATCTTAGTAATTTATTTTTCTTGATATTATCTATTCAATTTTCTAAGAATGAATTAAGCTCTTTTCTTGGAAAAATAACATCATTAGCTTTTAAAGCTTGGTCTAAACTAGTTGCCTCTTTTACTATTTCATCTCTAATAATATTATTATTTTGTAAATTAGTATTTGATTTATTAATTCAAGGTATTTTAGATACTTCTTCAATAGATTTTACTTCTACTGGTGAAGGGGTAGTAGTTCTTCATAAAACTCACTCTTTCACTTTTCAAGCTCTTATTTCAGCTAATCTCTCCTTTTTTGTTCATTCTGGACTCAATAAATCTTTAACAAAATCCTTCTTCTCTCTTTGTAATACATCTCAAGCTTGTTCAGATATTATCTCTCATACCTTTCAGGCTCATTTTACAACTTTTTTTCACACAGTTTCTACTCATCCCTCAGTTAATCTAGCAGCAGCAGTTGTTCATTTAGCAATAGGGATAAATTCAGCAATATTAATCACTGATTCAATATCTTTTGCAACTTCTGGATTGATTTCTTTGAAATCTTGCCAAGCTTCCATTCATTCTCATAGTGTTTGAATAGCAGATTGTCATAATTCAGTTTGTGCAAGTTTTTTAAACTGTTCTTTTCAAGGTTCTCAAGCGGTTTTATAAGCACTTACAAGTCATTCTCAGATAATGTCTGATAATCATCCAAATAAAGCTCAAGTTTGTCTTAAAGCTCATCTAGCAAATCAAATTTGTTCAGCAGCTTGTTGTTCTGCTGTTGTTAAGATAGCTTCTTTTCTTTCTCAAAGTCTTTCTCAAACTCTTTCTACAAATCAAGGTTCTTCAATAGGAGCAACCTCTACTTGTTCTGCTGTAAATATTTCAGGATAGAAATTTCTATCTTCACTTTGAGGCATTCATCACATAACATCAGCATTAAACTGAGAAAATGATTGCTTCTCATCTGAAAGCTCTGGATAAAACTTATCAAACTCATCAAAAGGCATTCCTGCCCTAATGTCTAATCAAGCTTGATTCCTAATTGTATTTAAATCTATCATATTACTTAGTTAGTTTGTTGCCATCTACCTTTAGTGGCATTTGTATATTTTCATTTGCTTACAATTGATCTTTTGTCTTCTCAAAATGCTTCTTCCCATTGTCTTTGTCCTGAAGGTCACATTTTAACGAATTTACCTATAGTAGCATCTTTTCTAGCTCTTTCTTTATCAGATATAGCTCAAGAGTCATCTCAAGCTCTTGGGAAATTAGATCTTCATTTTGTTAGGTATTCTCAAATACTAATTGCTGCTCAAGATTCTTCTCTAAGTACTCATTCTAACCATCTCATCTCACTCATTATTGCTCTTCTTGTTGTTGGATTAGAAGTAGCTCTATTAACTATTTCAGCAGTCAAAGGTGAAGTTTCATCTTTAATCTGTGTAGAAATAAAATTGATTGCATTAGCAAAATCTTCTGTATCCGCTTCTCAAGACACTAAACTATCAAATAGTTCATTTTCCTTTTGCATTATAGTATAGGCATTAAATGACTTACCTTGTTCTCAAGTTAATTTACTAAATGTATCTTCATATCTTTTCTCTGCAAATTTAATTGCTGCTTCTCAGTCTAGTCAATCTTCTATTGCTTGTTCTTTAAATCTTTGGAAACTAGATTGAGTTCATTCTCTATCTCATGTAACCATTAATAATTGAGCTTCATCATTTCTTCTATTTTGTAATCATTTAACAACTTTTCATCAAGCTCTATTGAATAATTTCATATAGTTTCAAGCTTCTTTAAACTTTCAAAGATTAACAAGTTTAATAACCTCACTAGCATTATTTGCAGTAGATTCTTTCCAGATATTTCTACCTAGATTATATTCAAAACTTCTTAATGCTTCTTCTTGTGTAGGTGTTAATGTAATTGTAACTTTATCTTTAAAGTTCTCATAAGTTCTTAATTGTTTACCGAACTCTTTATCAGCTGCTTGTTGAGTAATTGAATCTCAAGCTTGTACTGGGTTTTCTCCAATTTGTGTAAATCAGTATCAAATAGTAGCAGTTCCCTTAGGTATTTCTCAAGGTTTTAATGTAAGTCACGTTGCATCATCGTATGCTTGTGATCTAAATCATTCTTTAGACCTAATAAAATCTCAAGGGTTTCTTACTGTATCAACTGCCTCATCAAAGTCTTTAGATGTTTTTTGATCTAACAATTTATTCACTTCATTTTGTGCTGTTTGAAGTTCTAAATCTGCTAGTTTAGTTCATCTAACTCTATCAGTAATTGCTAATGCTCTAATCTTTTCTCAAGTTCATTCTGGAAATCACGATTTAATATCCATTTCTATAAGTTCTTCACTAGATAATCAATCTAGTCATCAAGTAGATAATAAAGTTGTGTATTTAGCTTGTTCTCTTGATTGTTGTGCAATATCTCTATCTTCTAATTTAATAGCTCTATCAAACTCTCAAGCCAGTGTTTTAGCTTCTAATGCAGCTATATTAACTAAGTCATCAAACTCAGTTTCAGCAGAGTCTAGTAATACTTTAAGATTACTTTGTTCGAATGTTACTTCATTAAGTAGTTCTTGTTCTTCTTGCCTTAGAAGTCTTCCTTCTTTTCTAATCTTAGCATTTATAAATCATTCAGTAGCTTTACCAGAGAATTGATCTCTAATATTATCTTCTAATTGTTGTTGTTTAAGTCTAACACTATTTAATTTATCTACAGATTCATTTACTACTAATTTAGAAGCTTTAATCTCAGGAGTTCATAATAACTCTTTCTTTTTAAGTAATAGTTCTTCTTGTCATTTAGATAGGTCTTTAAACTTCTGTTCAAATCATTTAATAGTATCGTCAGTAGTAGCTACAAGGTCTTCATCTGCTCCCTCTTTGTTTATTGAGCTTAACTTGTCTTGGTCAGCCTTAAGTGTTTTAAAAGCTGCTACAGCCTCAGGATTGAACGCTTCAATATCTCTAATGTTTTGTTCAGTAAGTAATCAAGCTTTAAAGTCTTTAGCAAGTTGTGTAGCATCAGAGAACTGACTAGCTTTAGCTGTAAGAAATCTTTTCTTTGCAGTTTGTCCAGCAGCTCAAGTAAAGTCTATCTTTTCTCAAGAAACCTTAGCAGTGAATATTTCATCAGCTGTCTTAGGAGCAACAACTGTTACTTCTTCTTTGACTTCTTTTACAAGAGCTGGTGCTGGTGCAGCAGCTACTATAGGTGCTGGAGTTGGAGGTAGGGCTATTCAAGGAACTGGTGTATCTGAAGTTAAAGGTATATTTAACCTGTGTGCTTCACGTGCTGCTTGAATCTCTGTTCTTGTAGGAACTCAAGGAGCTGGAGGAGTAGGTGATACTGGCTCTTGTATAGCAGGTGTAGTTGCTGGCACTTGTGTATCAATTGCTTTGTTATCAAGTCATTGATCTTGTAATGCTTTTCTATCTATTAATTGTTGTCTGGTAAATGATGCCATAGTAATTGTTATCTATATTTAGTTTAAGGGGTTTTAATGTAATTGCAAACTAGCCAAATGCCATAACGGTAAAAGAGACTCACGTTCTTCATTGTACAACTTCTAATGTAAATCTATCTACTCAAAGACTTTTTACTTGTGCTGTATAAGTTCAAGATCAATCTGTTACAAATATTATTCTGTTTTGTAGTTCAGTCATAGTACCAGAAGAGCTACGAGTAATTACTTGTCCTAATTGTCAATTATTAGATACTCATTGTGACCATGTATTACTTCAGGAAATACTTGCGAATATTTGTATAGTCTTTGGAGCAAATCATGTAATAACATCTTGAGTTCAACTCGTTGCTGCAAATTTAAATCAAGAATAAGATCTAATAGTAGTTATATCATTGTTTCTCAAAGAAACATTAGCATCTAATTGCGGTCAATTAATTCAAGGTGTTTGTACTACTTCTTTTAGAGTAGGTGTAATGTTTGCCTCTGTAACTATCTTAGTTTTAGTCATTAGTCTTCTATAATATCGTAAATAACATTAACCTCTTCTAATACCGGTGTTGCACTTCAAGATCAAACAAAGTTTGCTTGTATTTGAATATCGTTAAACTCTCAGATTATCTTAGTAAATTCATATAAATCAGTTCAAGATTCGTTACACACTCATACTTCTTCATAAATACCTCAATTTCTTCTTACTTTAATAGTAATGTAGTTACTAGAAGTAGTATTACTTGTTTTAACTTTAATCTTAGCTAATTGTTTAGTTTGTGTTCTGTTTCAAGCGTCAAACACTCTTGTAATAAGTGTTCAAGCTATCTGTTTATCTGTACTAGGGTTAACATTAAGATCAACTAGTCATATCTTGTCTCAAGTTCAAGTTTGGTAAGAAACATATAATCATGCAGTAAATGGAAATATACCAAATACTTTAGTAATAGCTTCTTCACTATCATCTTCTGTGTAATTAAGTTGGAAAGCATCTCAAGTTCCTAAAACATCAGTTCAGTAAGTGTAGAATCAAGTATCATCACCTTTATTAGCTCAAATCCAAAGCAATCATAATCTTTTAGCCATTACTTGTGGTAATCTAGATCAAGTTGAACTACCTCAAAAAGCATATAAATCTTTATTCTCTCTTTCAGAATTAATTACTCTTTGTAATAGTTGTGCTTGATAACCTTTTAGTATGTGTAATTCACTGTAAGCAGAGTTAGCTCAAGCTATAATGTAATCTGTTGCTCAGTATCAGTAAACATTGTTAATAGTATTATGAATGTCTGTAATTGCAGAGAACACTGAACTTTGTCAATCCCAAAACATAATCTTTCAAGATTGTAAGTAAATCTTAAATAAGCCTGAGTATTCAGTTATTCACACAATATCAGCTTCTAAATCATTATCAAATAGGCTTGTTACAGCAGATTCTCAAGCTGCAAGCTTATAAAGTCTAGATCATACTCAAATAAGCATAAACTCATCAACATAATTAAGCATAGGATATATACTAGAACTAGCATTTGTAGTTCAAAATCAAGTAATATCTCATTCTGTAACTCTTCAAGTGTATCAAGTAGATGTAGTATTGTAAGTAACAGCCTCTGCTTTAGTAATTCTAGCTATATCAAATGTAGTTGAAGTAGGCTCGTAAGCAAAGTAAATATAATCTCCAAACTCTTGTGCATTATATAAGTCACTAGCATCTGGTGTTACTCATAAATCTAATCAAACAGTGTTATAGAACTTTCAATCCTCTCACCAAGCAAAGGTTGCCTTAGAACTTCCACTAAATGTTTCAGTAAATCAGTACATTGAATTAGATCAAGTACTTCAATTAACTTGTAAAGCTCTTACAAGCTCTATTCAGTTGTAGTTTTGTCTAAAGTCTAAGTTATCAGAGTATAAGAAGCTTCAATCACTACCAACGTAGTCATCTCAAGCCATTCCTCAGTAAAACTTGTTAATAATGTAAGATTGAGACATATTAGTTCATTAAATTAGTTCAAGCTGGTAAGTATCATTCTACAGGAGCGTTTGTTCTATCTTCTAGGAAGTTTAACATTCAGTCTTTAGCAATACTATACTCTTGTATAGCATTGTCCTTCTCTCAGAACTCTCTTTGTTGTGAATAGATATATTGTTTCATTCAAACAGCTAAAACGTGGTGAAACTGTCTTAGAGTTGATTGGTTTGGGTATACATCAACTTCTTCATCTGCTCAATCAAGATCTTTAAGTGCAATAATTGCTTGCATTTTAAGACCATTAGTAATTGCGTTCTCTGGTGTAGGATAAATAAATACACTACCTTCTCTAAGCTCAAAGAATGCGTTGTTAGTAGGTTGGTTCTCTTCTAGGTAATCTAATCCTTCAGAGTAGTTATTAGTTGAATCTGAGCTAAGTTTAGAATAATTAGAATCATCTGCTTGTTCTTGAGTCCAATAAATCCTTCAGTCAATAATCTTTCTAATACCATTAACTGTAGCACTTGCTACTGGAAGTACATATTCGTTTTGGTCTTCAACTGTATCAGTTGTGAAAGTGTCCCAAAAGAAGTTCTCATTGATTCCAGTTACAATAGAGTTCTCTAGGTCGTGATATACAATATTAAGATATTGTAAACCAACAGCATCACTTACTTGTGTGCTTGTTGTGTGTGTTAGCGTTCTTGCTAGTCAAATGATTTCTGAAACATTCATAACAATAATTAAATTAATTGAAAGCCCTAGCTAGGCTAAGACTTTCTATAAGTTAACGATTACGCAGTAACGTTATCTCAGATTGAAGATGCAGACTCAATTCTGTAAAGTGCTTCTTCTTTAAGAATAGCAGATCAGAATCTAAGTTTACCTCAAACAGTTCAGATTTGTGCAAGAGGATCAGAAGATCAAGCAGAACCTGGCATGTTGATAGACATATCCATGTTTTCAGCAGAAACAACTCAGTAAGCGTCTTTACCTAGTACAAATGTGTAATATACATCAACATCAGAAGCTCAAGCATCAGCGTTAATAGTAATATTAGCAGAAGAGATAAGTCTTACTCAGTTAAGAGTACCAATTTCTCATTTGAAAATTGCTTCAGGGTTAGAGTATTTGTTTACATCTAGGAAACCTCAAGCAGTTGTTTCAGTCATTAGATCAAAGATAACCTGTGGATGAGCAATTGCAACGAAAGATGATCCATCATAAGTTGGAGCAGCGTTTGTTTTAAGTCCAGAGAATGCTTTAGCAAGATCAACAGCATCTAAGTTATCATCAGCAGCAATTTCAGCAGTAGAAGTAGCGTCACCAGAGTAGATAACATTAGTTCAACCATCAATTACAGCTTGGATGTTAGTATCAGCTTGTTCAGCTAATAGTCTTCAGATTTCGATTCAAGCTTTTTCAAGAACGTCAACTGGTGCATCTGATAATAGTACATCAGATACTTTTGTGAATGCTCAAAGTTGAGACATAGTCACAGCAATTTGAGTCATGTTGAAAGAAGTTTCAGTTGGAGTAACTCATTCAGATAGTACTCAAGCAGATGGTAAAGTACCAGCGTCTACAGTAGTAAATTTGTAAGAGTTTTGTCCTTTTGGAAGTTTCTTATTATCTCATAATTGCATGAAGAAAGTCGACTTTTCAAACTGGTCGATAGCAGTTTTTTCGATGAATATTCATAACGCTCAAGACGTATAAATATTTCAAGTATTAGCAGCAGCCATATTAATTTATTTAGTTAATTATTAGTTACTAGAGTCATAGTGATTTGATGTCTTCCATTGCAGCGGCTCTAAGATCGTCTCCTGATAATTCAGTTACTGACTTTTCTCTTCTTAGGTCTACTGGAGTTCTTCAAGGTGTTGAGAATCTAGTTGGGTTTTTTTGTAGTGTCCCTCCTGCTAGTTGGTAAGCTTGCTCTAAACCTAGGCTAGGATGTTGATTTAATACTTCCGTAGCTTGTTTTAATGCTTCTTCTCAATAGCTCGCTTCAAAGTTCGCATTAGTCTTTGCAACTTGAGCAGAGTCTTCAGTTTGAAATCTTTCTTCTAGAGCTTTAATTCTAGAGTTAGCGTCTTCAAGTTCAGTCCTTGCCTCATTACGTTGACTAAGTAATTTCTTAGCTTTTGATTGTCATTTGGTTTCAGCTTTTGTTTCTCACTCAGGTAATCACACCTTAGTTTCTGTTTCTTCTGTCGTAGTTTCCACTTCAGTTTCTACGTTTTGTTCGATATTTGCCTCGTTCACGGCTGCGTTGTTGTTTTCCATAATAGGATAGTTAGTTGTTATGCCCCTTCGGGCGGGTTAATAAAAAAGACACATTACTGTGTCCTTATCTGGGAGTAAGACAACGACGAACTTATTCCCAAGTAAGGATACATTAAGTGTCGTTGTCGGTGATGTGAATGTTCATTAGTCTACCTCAATCTGTTCAATTGGGCTTAATTGCTCAATCAATTTGTTCGGTAAATTTATAGTATCTTTATTGAGTAGTCTTTGGACTCTCATTAAATCATTATTAGTGTAAAGCTTCTCATTATTCTCTGGCTCTATTCAAGTTTCTCCTAGTAATTCGTTTGTAAGTCTATCAACTTCTGTTTGTAGTTCACGTTGGATAAATTTCCAAGCATCTGATTCTACTAAGTGTTTAAGATTACTGATTTGAATGTCGTTGTTACTCATATTATTGTGTTACTTGTTGTAAGCTTGCAGCTCCTACTGGTGACTCTTGTAGTGCTTTAGCTTGTATTTGAGCAGCTCATCAAGCTGCTAATGATCATTGTACTCATCATCATTGTAATTGGGCTTGTTGTGACTGTCAACTAGCTAAATATGCTTCTTGCCTTCTTGCAATTGCTTCTGCTTTTGCTGGAGTGTCAATAGCTCTCTTATAAATGATAATATAAGTAAGGTGATCTTCGTTTAAGTTCTCAATTGGTCAAGGTTCTTCGTTCTCATTAAGAAGGTTTACATCTTCCATTGCTTGCATTTCTTCAATAGAAGGTGGAATCATAACCATCACTTCATCTTTATCCATTCAGTTAAGCTTAAGCATCTTTCTTTGAGTGAATGCTTTAGAAATAGTTGGAGTGCTAGGATCTTGTAGAATCATTGGAGCAGTTGCAAGGAATCAAAGTCTTTCTTTCTCTTCTAGTGCTTCTTTATCTGATTGGTTTACTACATTAATATTAATATCTTCAGTTGTTTTAATGTCTGTAAGTTTAACTGTGTAGATTTGAGAACCAAATGCGTTGTTAAGTAAGATGTTCTTTTTATCTGTAGGTTTGAAGTACTCTTTGTAAGATCTAAACCATAATCTCCAGAACTCTTTCTCTCACCATTGGTTAATCTTGTTACCTAATAGTAATCTGATGTTAGCGTTTTGTTGTACTCTTTGGTTTTCAGTAGCTGTGATATTTGTAGCTCATCATACTCATAAACTTCTAGGATCTAATCAAAGATCCATTTGAGCTTGTTGTTGAATCATTTGTGGAATGTTCACAGCATCTCATTTAACCTGTGCTTTTCTAACCTCTTGAATTGGATTAGGATTAGCTCTAAGGTCTGCTTTAAGGAATTTAGGTCATTGTGAAGGAACTTTAAGTTCATTGATGTTCTTGATTGAACCAGAATCATATAAGAAGTAATCACCCCATGCTTCGTTTTCAGCTTTAATCCTGTTAAGGTTAAGGAATAGTTGTTCAGCTCTTTGTTTATCTTCTAGTAAATCAGGAATACATACTCAGAAAGGATCACCTCTCATTGGTGAATAGTAGTTAAGTACTACTGGGTAAGGAATTAGTCAAGGGTTCTCTTCTTCTGATTTAGTTACAGCAGTAATCTCTTCAGCTCTAATAAGTAGAGATTCATCATTAGCTGCAGTTACTAAGTACTTTCTAGTAAGTTTAGTTTCAGGATCTACAACTGTTGTATAGTGGTTGTAAATCTTGTAAACAGGATTATCATCTTCTGCCTTATCTTTATCAGTGTCATTAAGACCTCTAATTTCGTTAAGTTTGTTCTTAGTTTCTTCTAAGTCTCATTTCTTAGAAGCTGAAATCTTATCTAAGTTCTCAAATACATCATCAGTAAGTTCAGTAGCTCCTACTTCTAATTCAAATCAGTGGTATCT